ATGGAAAACCGTCAAAGCCTCATTCCAGTTAATTCCCAGCCTGCCGCGGCGCCTATGCGGGCCGCCAGTAACGGGATGGTCGCTGCCCTCTATGTCGAGGCTGGCGGCAGCTACTACGACCTGCCGAACGTCGACCCGTGGGACGAGCGCCGCGACGCGCGGCTCTACCCAGGACCGCACCCGGTCGTCGTGCATTCGCCATGTCAGCGGTGGGGTAAGCTGTGGGCCGGTCAGCCGCTCCACATCAAGCGGACCGGTGAGCGCAAGCAGAAGGGCGCCGATCAGGGCTGCTTCAAGTGCGTCCTCTCCGACGTCCGTCGCTGGGGCGGCGTGATGGAGCACCCTTGGGGCTCGCATGCTTGGGCGTTCTTCGGCCTGACCCTGCCGCCGCGCGCCGGCGGATGGGTCAGGGCTGACGATCTTGGCGGCTGGACATGCTGTGTCGAGCAAGGTCGCTATGGGCACTATGCTCGGAAGCCTACCTTGCTCTTGGCATATGACTGCGATCGTCCTGAGCTCGACTGGGGTATCGGCGAGCCGCGGCTAGATCCAGAGATCGTTGCGCGTATGGGACTCAAGCGCGCGAAGCGGCTGGGTGAGGTTGGCGGGAAAGGCGGGGGCAGGGACAGCGCGCCGCGAATCGGTACGCCAGCTCCGTTCCGCGATCTGCTGATCTCCATGGCGCAAAGTGCCAACCGGTTGAGGCTCGCAGCATGACCGAGAACCTATGCGTCTTGGCTAGCAGCCGATCGGGTGGGCCCGGCACCTATCGAACTGACGCCCTTGTGGCGGGTTCGGCGGCGGTCGAAATACCCCCGCGAATCCCCCCACGTGCAGAGGGGTCGTTCGCATGAGCGACGGTGTCTGGGTATTTTTCCCGCTTCACGACATCGGCGTGTTCGCCGCCGGCTTCATGACGATGTTCTTCATCGGCCTGATCGTGTGGATATTCACTCACGACGATGGAGGCAGCGATGGCATTCTCTGAATCCTCGTCGCTGCTGCCGAACCTATGCCCTGGCGTGTCGAAGCCGCTGGCCGGGGCCAAGCTCCGGATCCTCTTGAACGGCCTCGGCGTCCAGTCGGTAACCATGTTCCTCATGGCAGAGCGCGGGCTGATCGGGCCCAAGCCGGATTACTCGTTCACGTCCGACACGGGCGACGAGAGCACCGGCGCCATGGAGAACCTGGCGTTGCTGCGATCGCCGAACATGGGCGCGACGATCCCGATCATCATGTCCGAGCCCGGCGGGCTGGCGGATGACTTCGACATGGCGACCGCCGGGTTCGTTGATCGCTTTTCGAACCCGCCGCTGTTCATCCGTAATGATGACGGCACGCGCGGCATCCTCGCCCGAGGCTGCACCCGCGATTACAAGGTCCGCCCCGGAAACCGCCAGGTGCGCAAGATGCTTGGGCTGGGGCCGCACTCCAGGCTGCCGACGACGCCGGTTGTCGAGCAATGGCTGGGGATTACGACCGACGAATCCCACCGGATGGCGATCAATCCACAGCCGCATATCTATAACCGGCACCCATTGGTCGAGATCGGCTTCAGCTATGCCGATTGCGAGAACTGGCTGCAGCGCGAATACGAACTCCGCGTCCCCTCGTCCGGCTGCAAGCGATGCCCATTCCGCGACAACGCCGAATGGCTGAGCATGCAGCGTAACTACCCCGATGATTTCGAAGTGGCTTGCCAGGCGGACGAGGCGGCGCGCGACGGGATGCCCGGCGTCCGTCAGCCGGCATATCTCCACGATAGCTTGCGCCCTCTTCGCTCGATCGACTTCGAAGCCGAAGTGGCCGCGCGGCGTGGAGGGCTATTCGATCCGAAGGTCAACCTTTGCGGCGGGGAATGCCGGACATGATAGACCTCGTCGCGCCCAGCGCCGAAGAGCTATCGGTCAGCCGGCGAGAGCACCCCTACGTCCCGCAGGCGGTCCTGGAACTGGCGATGAGCATGGCATGCGACCGCGGCGGATCAACGATCCCGGTTGGCAGCTACGATATCCAGCGCGCTCGCGACCAGATGGCCGCGGACGTCAGCGAGAACGCCCAGCTTCGTGCCGACCTCGCCGCGGCCAAGGCCGAACTCGCATCCTTGCGCGCCGCCAACCTCGTCCGCGATCGCGCCGCATGATCATCGACACCCTCTATCCCAACCTCAGGAGCGCGAGAGCATGACGAAGGAAGTGCAGGAGCAGCTGGCCTACGTGATGACGCTGGAGAGCCAGGCGCGCGTGGGCAGCTACCAGCACGAGGTCAGCAGCGGACCCTGGATGATCCTCGCCGCCGAGCGCGCGGAGCTTGCCCGCCTATCTACCGACACCCTTAACCTCCACCCCTGAGAGATCGAATGCGCGCCAAATCAGCAAGCAGTCTTAAAGATTATGAATTGATGCTTGCTATTATCCAGTAAGCACGGCTACCATGCGCTTCAGCAAGCATGGAGCACTAAATGACCGATGATGGCAACGAAACTCCGCAGAGCAAGGGCGGAAAAGCGCGGGCGGCTAGTGTATCGCCTGAACAGCGAAGCGAGATTGCACGCGCAGGCGCGACAGCGCGATGGGCGGCCCTGGGGAAGGTGCCGAAAGCTACCCACGGTTCCGCCGATCATCCTCTCAAAATCGGCGATGTGGAAATTCCATGTTATGTCTTGGAAGATGGGACGCGAGTCCTGTCCCAGCGCGGCACACTGGGCGGCCTTGGTTTGAGCCAAGGAACATCCGGCGGTTCTGGTGGTGACCGACTTACCAGTTTTGCTAGCGGCAAAGGTATTTCTCCGTTTGTTTCCAGCGAGTTGCGGGCGATGATCGAAAATCCGATCCGGTTCCGCCATTCGAAAGGCGGTGGCGTGGCTTTCGGTTACCCCGCTACTATTCTTCCGGAGATCTGCGAGTCCGTCCTATCGGCCCGGCAGGCTGGTGCGCTTCAGCGGCAACAGCAGCATATTGCTGCACAATGCGAGGCTCTGGTCAGGGCATTTGCCAAGGTCGGCATCGTTGCTCTGGTCGACGAGGCTACCGGTTACCAGTCAGCCAGAGAGCGCGATGAGCTTCATAAACTACTCTCGGTCTATTTGTCCGAAGAGCGTTTGGCTTGGGCAAAAAGGTTTCCAGACGAATTTTACAAACAGGTTTACCGTCTCCGTGGATGGAAGTGGCCTGTGGGTAAAGCTAAGACCCCGCTGCTAGGCCACATCACAAATGACGTCGTGTATGAGCGGCTTCCGGCTGGCGTTCTACCAAAGCTTCAAGAACTCAATCCGACCGAGGATGAAACAAAGCGTCGCAAGCATCGGCATCACCAGTTTCTATCCGAGGATGTTGGGCAACCAGATTTGCGGGATCACATCCTCCAAATCATTCCGCTCATGAAAGTTTCTCGAACCTGGGAAGGCTTTAAAAAACATCTCGACGTGGCTTTTCCCAAGAAAGGAACTCAGATCCTTCTCGATATCGATGAAGAAACCTGACTAAGCCCCGAACTCCGGTCCTTCCTCATCAGGATAGAACGCGTGCGGATCGTACACCGGTCGCTGCGCCGGCCGCATCTGTCGGGGAGGGGCTGGCTTCGGAACATCAGGGACCGGGTCGGGCAGGGTAGGTAACCCACCTCCGAACCGGATCCGGATATAGGCCCCGCTACCGTGCATAGCCTGGAAGACCGCGGTCGCGTCGTCTTCCTTCATCCGCTTGCCGACCAGGGGCGCACGCTCGGCGCTGACGTACCCCAGCTGCGTGCCGCGATCGCTGAAAATGGCAACGGCGTTCGCGTCAAACGGGTTGGTCGGCTCGAGGCGTAGCTCGACGACGTCACCCGGGGCGCAGAGCATGCACTCCATGCGCCTGTTGCTCTTCGACTTATCCTCGTTCGGAAAGTCTATGCCGACAATGGAGGTGGTGAGTTCGTCCATGCAGATAGTTTGCCCGAATCGGTCGACCGCGCATAGGCTGCGTTATGGCAAACCCCATCATCGGAGCTGACATCCCGAAGCTGTCCGACGCGGGCCTGCTGGCCGCGTACCAGATGACTGACGGAACAGGGCCAATTGCGGAGTTGCTACTCGCCGAGATCGAGCGTCGTAACCTCGACATATGATGACCGATCGCGACGTGATGGTGAAGGCGGGCGAGATACTTGCCGAGCATGGCGCGCTGACGTCCGACTATATCATCGACCAGCTGGGCGACGTGCTCGGTGATCGCGTGGCGGTCGAGGACTGGCGCCGGGTTGCCGCAGCGGTCGACGCGATCACAGGAGCCCCGCATGCCTAAGGTCCCCGGCATGACAAACCCGACCGTCGACGACTTCGCGAACCAGCTTTACGCGATCACGACGCGGACCGATGCGGCTGCCCTCGGCATCCAGGGGGAAGACCTCGACGTCATCGGCCAGGCGCCATGGGAGAAGGCCACGCCCGCGCTGCACGAGTTCTTCAGAGCGCGGGCGATACGGATGCTACAAGGGGACCTGTCGGTTATGCCGGCGGTTCATACGATCGGGACGCCGCGGCCGTAGCCTCGATCGACGACGTCGCCGCCTCGGCCTGTTTCAGCGCGGCGAGTTGCTCCGCTGCCGTTGCTGCATACCGCGCCGCCAGTAGACCGCGTTCCGCCAGCGACATTGCCAGGCGCACGCGCGCGGCGCGCTCCGGGGACAGAAACGGAAGCACGAGCTGGGCCGTCAACGCGATGCGGTCATACGCAACCTGAGCCCGATCGATCGCGGCACCGATCTGCGCGGCCTGCCCGGTCGAAGGGCTCGGCATAGTCGTGCAGCTGGCGAGCATCATCGACGCCGCGCATAGCGCAGCGGTCAGCAGTTTCTTCATGGTCAGTCCTTCGCTTGAGAAATCAGGCCCAACCGCCGGCGACGAGCGCGGCTTGGAAGGACATCGCGTAGCCCGCGACCTTCTCGGCGCGGTCGATGCCGTTGATGATGCGGCGCGCGGAGGTGAACTGCACCGTCGCCGCTGGCCCCTTCGCGGGGAGGTAGCTGGCAAACCGCTTCCCGGTGAACCAGCCTTCGGTCATGCCGAGCACCATGATCTGCGCGGAGATTTCGGTCTCCAGCGCGCGGTCGTAATTCGCCGTCAACGCGCCCTTGAGGCCGAGTTCGTCGTCTGCCCGCTGGTAGTTATAGTCCCACGTCAGCTGGACATCGCCGCGGCCGTACGCAATCTGGCCGCCATGCTTTCCCGGCTTGCCATATGGATAGTTTCGGCCGCGTCCGATCTCTGGAATCGGCTGCATGCGCTGGGCGGTTTCATGGAACGAGGTAGCGAGCCCGTACGCGACGTACGCCAGGGGCGAGGCCTGCGCGGCGAACGCGGCCAGCTTCGCCTCGATGCCCTCGACCTGCGCCTTCGTCATCGTCCCGAACAGCGGTCGAATCGACGCGAAGAATTTGTCCGGAGACGCCAGCCCGTGCGCCGGGCGCGCAGGGGCAGTCGCCGGCTTTGATGCCGTCGTCATATATATTCCCTTCGATGTGAGGCGATATTGTCGGCGAGCGGTTCAGCCCTTGCCGTGGCGTCCTCCAACGTGCCGCGGCCGGCCCGCTTCGCGACCTCCCGGACGCTTGAGGCGGGCCGTTACTCCGCGGGCTTGTCGCCCAGGCCCATGACGGCCTTGAGCTTGTCAATGCGCTGTTCGGCGAGCTTGAACACGCCCTCGCCGAGGATGCCGACACCGCCGCCATAGAGAAGCGCGCTCAGCGGTTCGGGATGCAGGCTGATCACGAGCCCAGCCGCGACGGCCAGCGTCATGCTCGACACCGGCGCGTCGAGGATCCAGCGGTGCTCGCGTCGTGCGATCTCGCCGGCACCGATCCAGAACCGGGCAGACACGCAGCCGAACAGCGCCGAGATCATGCCGGCAGCCTCGAATGGATAGCCGAGGAAGAACCAGATGGTTGGCGTCGAAGTCGTCACGGTAGCCCCTGTTTTCTCAGCGGCCGCAACTGCGACCGGAATTACCGCGGCAGCGGATGCCCCCAGGCGCCACATCATCGCGTCGACACCACGCCGATCGCGGCGATGAAGGTCAGGACGCCAAGCCGGAGCATGCGCTTCACCATCGGCCAGGCGAGCCACATGTTCACCGGGAACGGGATCTTGCGCTGCTGCTCGATCATGCCGGGCTCGGACAGGATGTAGACCATCAGCCCGCTGATCCCGCAGGTGACGGCGATCGGATCGAACATGCGCTTGGCGGTCAGGTAGATGCCGGTCGCGACCGGGTCGTGAGGGTTCCAGCCCCAGAGGCTGACCATCTCCGCGCCGCATCGGATCGTAATGCCCGTCGCGAAAAGAATGCCGAGCACCCGGTAGATGCTCGCCGGCGAAAGCCAGACGTCGGTTCGACGATGCTTCACCCAGTCGCCCACCAACTTCACGATGACCATGATCCCGATCAAGGTGGCAACCGTCATCATGGCGAGGTTGATAACGACCAGCCACCCCATGCCATTGAAGCTGGGGGGCGCGAGCGTCTGTGGTCCTGCCGCGACCGCCCGGGCCGCGAAACTAGAGTTGGCTGTCGCGGTCATGCGTCATCCCTTCCCGCGACATCAAGATCGCGATGGTTGCTGGTTAATGATCAGTGAGGTTTCGTTACGACACCGAAATGGGATTTACAGATCTTGGGCAACGGTTACATTGTGCCCGAACCGGCCGAGTCGAATCTGGATCAGCGCCCCAAGCCGCTCAGCGGAGCTCACCCATGCGATTTTTTAAGTGGTTGAAATGCATCCTGAGCGGAGGCCATTCGTTTGCGCTCAGCAATCGCCACCCGGGTCGTAAGACCTGCGTCAAGTGCCATTCCAGACGAGCGCTCAGGCACTAACTATCGGCGACTACGGTGCTTCCCGCGACCGTATGAGCCGCGGTGGTCCTGGTGTTCATGCCAGGACCATCAAGTTTTACGGATAGGTCGCCGGGTCGGTGAAGGTGTCGCCGTAATAACGGCCGCCCGGCGCGAACGCCTGATCGAAGAGCGCTTTGTCGATCGCGCTGGCTTGGGCGAAGGTTCGCCCCGACACGGTGAGGTCTTCGAAATAGGCGCGATAGAGCACGGCCGAACGGGACTTATTGAGGCCGAACGATCCGTACGACCCGGTGCTGCCGACGCCCATGAGGAAGGCGCGGATAGCCGCCGCGCTGGCGGGCGCGGTTCCGGTGCCCCCGGCGACGCCATTGGCTCGAAACGCATTCCCGATCGCTTGCGGCAGTGCAGGTGCGTTGGTCTGTTGAAGCCCTGCACCGTACGAAGTGGCACGGTCCGCGCGGACGAGGTAATTCAGCGTCGCGCTGCCGCTTGCCGCGATCGACGCGTCCGGCAGTTCGGGGGTTGAAGTCAGGCCCGCGCGGGTGATGCGCTGCCAGAGCGAGTAGTAGAACGTGTGCCCCCAGTTCGCGAACAGGTAGTCGCCCAACTTTCCCGAGCCGGTCGTATCGCGCCCGATGGTCACGCCCTTGGTAGCGCCAGTCGTTGTGGCTTGGCTCGCGACCACATGAATACCGCCCTTCGCGGTCCGTTCGGTGAAACCGTCCTGCCCTGGTCCCTTAACGAGGCTATCGGCATAGGCCATCGCCCAGTCGGCTTGGGTGCCACTGCCATACGCGGCGGCAGCCTCTTTCCAGGCGATGTTCGGGATGCTTGAACCCGTAGCTGGGACCCCGGCCGCAAGCGGATTGGCCGAATGGGCAAAGTCGATCAGCACGATCGAACCAGGAGTAAGTATCGCGTCGTCGCGCAGGATCGGCAACGTGGTATCGGTGAACGTGGTGGGGACGACGATTTTCAGACCGGACATAACGGTTCCTTTAGGCGGGAGGATTGAGGTCGAAGAGGCGACCGTTGATGACGGAGGCGGCGCGGCGCGCACCAGCGTCGGAGAAGTGGATGCGGATCGTACTCCCCGCGGCGCCCTCGATATTCATCAACGTCGCCGCGCTGGCGGTGTTGATGCCGTTCTCGCCCCACCAATCCGCGACGGGGAAACCCCAGCGGCTCGCGGCTGCGCGTATCGCGTCGGCGTAATCGCGCGACGTCAGTCCGATGAGGTTGGTGACTGGATCGGTCCAACCCCGGCTAGCGTAGGTCTCGGTAAACTCGCCGTATGGCGTGGTCACAACGAGGATACGAGCGTTCGGGCAGCGCGCTTGCACCTTGCCGAATGTGACGTTGAGCGCCCCATAGAACGTGGTGTTATCGGTGGACGTGATGGTGCCCATCGGCGCCGATTGCGCCCAGTCGTTTGTCCCGCCGGCAACGGTGATCAGCGCGGCGTCCGCAGGCAGCGCGTTCACCCGCACGTCGTCACACATCGAAATCTGAGTGCCGTTGCTGTCCGGCTTGGCGAACTTGGATCCGCCTACGCCGCAATTGGTGAACAGCAGGCCGTGCACGGCAGCCACGTAGGGCGGCCAGACATTGTTCGCCGTATTGCTGTCCCCCAGCGCGCCCGCCTTCTTGCCAGTCCAGGAGCTGGCGGCCGGGCTGGCGGCGGCATAGTCCGCGACAAGGGCGCGATCCGCGATAGCGACCTTGCCGGTCAAGGGCAGGTTTGCTGATCGGACACCGAACCCAATACGTCCGTTTTGGTCGACGATCGCGAACGCATAGCCGCTCTCGTCTGGGCAAGTCTGGAAATACCCTCCCACCGCCGCCCCTAGAAGGCGCGAAATCAGCGTAGCGCCAGGGTTGTCGGCGACCGTTGTATTGGCAGGAAGCAGGGCCTTGCCGAACGAGATTTGGCCGGCACCATCTAGCCGAATGCCAATGCGACCCAAGGCGTCGATAAGCGCAAACCCGCCGCCCTGCTCGTCAGAGAGCGGTCGAAGCATGTCTGAAAGCGAAGCGCTAGAGAGCAGGCGACTTACAACTGCATCGGAAAGAGCGTCGGCAGCGACTGCCCGAGCGGGCACTTTCAACTTAAGCGGTTCAAATGTACCGTCAAAGCGCCAACCTCCGACGCAGCGGCCTGCAGAGTCCGTAACCGCATAAGCGTGCGCGCAGACGCCACCCTCAAGATGCACCACTCGTTTCCCCGCGCCATCGTCCTAACCCCTGCTCTTATAGATATGTGTCATGCTGCCAGCTGCTCGTCGTCGGCCTCGCCGGGATCGACACCGAACAGGCGGATATAGTCGGCACGCGTGGGCTTTCGGCTGGGCGCACCTGTTGCGCCAGGCACTGGCACCGGCCGCGATGGGTCACGCACCGCACCCGCGCTGCGCCCGATCTTGAACCGCGCGATGATCTCGGCCGCCTCAGCGGGCGTGCAGCGGTCTGGCTCTGGTAGGGCAGGCACCTGAACATCCGAGGTCGGCGCGGCCAGCCGCTTACGCCGAGCCCATGCCTCGCTGATCTCAGCCATGATTGCCGGAACCACCTTTGACGGGTGATCAGCCTTCTGCATGGCCGCTTCTGCGCCGCGCTGAAGCAAACCGATCGGGATGCCGTCGAGCGCGATACGGGCAGCTTCGAACCACGTGTCCTGGCTGTCCTCGTCCATGCCCACGGGCGCGACCAGCTGGAGGCACGGCAGCAGCGTGGTGATGAACTGATCATCCGACGCCGGCTTCAGGTCCCGATAGTCCGCGGCGAGCTTTGAATCGCTCGGCAGCATCGACCGTGCGACCGTGACCGCTCCGCGACTGCCCGTTTCCGCCCACACGTCCGTTGCCTGATCGTTGTCCATCTCGGTTATCCTGTTCGATTATCCAGTTGCTCCACGCCTTCTGCCAGTCGGCTTTCCGGCCCAGTCCGTCCTTATCGGCAGCGTTGGCTGCCCAGTTTCGGAAGCTCTCAAGTGCCCGCAAGCTCCAGTCCTTGCCCCGTCGATCAACGATCGCTCGGGCTACGGTGTCGTCTGCGAACCGAACCGGTGCCCAATCTTCCGGAAGGCGAAACGGTTTGACCTTCACGGCCTGCACCCGCCCGCGCCTCGAAGGAGGCGAAGCCTCCGGAGAGGTTATGGTTCTTGATGGTTTGTCCGAAGCGGCTTCGGGGGTCAGCGCTGTTCGCTTCGGGGGCGCAGCGGCTTCGGGGTGAAGCGGCTTCGGGGGTGAAGCGGCTTCGGGGGCGGGATGCACGATGTAACGGCACCCACGCCCTGCAATCTCCTGCCGGCTCATATGTCCGCTCGCTACGAGGGATTTGATAGCAGCCTGGACGGTGCGATCGCTCTTGCTGCACTTCGCAGCGAGCGTAGCCATTGAGGGCCAGCAGAGGCCTTCATCGTTCGCGCAGTCAGCCAGAGCGAGAAGGACGATCTTCTCGCTGTCTGGAAGCGTTACGCTCCACACCGCGGTCATTATCCGGACGCTCACCGGCGGTTCTGCTCGGCAATAGCCCGCAGGCCGCGAAGTTCGCTGGCGATCGATTCCACGCCGCGGGCGACGCGGATCAACTGCCACACCGCATACAGCGTGACGAAGATCATGAAGAGCTTGTCGGTATTGCCCACCGTCAGAACTCCACGTGCTGCATAGCGATCGCGCGCTGCAACTCGGCCAGCTTCGGCCGGGCGTGCTGGAACCGCTTGCTCTCGTCGCGATAGGGACGCGCCAGACGCCGAGCCCGCGCGTGGGCAATGCCGCGCGCGATTTCAGCGTCCAGTGCGATCATCGGGTCGACGTCGTCGTCGACGGGCTCAGGGGCCCGACCAGCGACTGCGCGTTTGATCAGGCCCCACATGGCTCAGATCATCCCCAGCGTCTGAAGGTAGACCTCGAGGATCGCCTCTTCCTCCTGGTACTCTTCCTTCTTCTTCTTGCGGATCGCGAGCACCTTGCGGATTGCCTTGGGGTCGAATCCTCGGCCCTTTGCTTCAGCGAAGACGTCCTTGATGTCCTCCGAGATGCCCTTCTTCTCTTCCTCGAGGCGCTCGGCGCGCTCGATGAGCAGGCGCAGTTCGTCAGCCGCTACCGCGCCGCCGCCCATGCCCTCGTTACGTTCGTCTGCCATGCTTATGCTCCTTGGTGAATCGGTTTGGCCCAGTCGGGCGTGTGTTCGCAGCCGACGTCCGCACGGACGCCACAGCGGAAACAGGGGTCGCGGTAGACCGGCGCCGGTGGCGGCGTGAGGCGCGCAACGGTGCGTTCGAACTGAGCCGTCTCCTGCTCGCGCGTTCTCGTGGTAGACCACGTCTTCGAGGTGATGGTGACGCCGAGTTCGACGATGTAGATTTGGCGCCCATTGCCCTCGTGGGTCACCCGAACCTTCCCGGCCTTCTCCATACGGGCAATGGAGTGGCCCGGCGTCGACACGCTGGTCGCGCCGATCAGGCGGCATAGATCACTGTTGCTCGGGCATGCCTTGCCAGCACGCGCAGCCTGGACCAGCGCACCGTAGATGATTCCCGCGTTGAGCTTGGACCGCTCTTTGCTGCCCATGGTCATGCTGCGATTACCGGCGAGAGCCACCGCGTGCGAGTCTCGCGATCGTGCGGCTTGGTCCAGACGATCCAGCAGAAGTCTGTCGTGCCGCTCTTGAACGCCTTTGCGCCCATCTCGGTAATCATCGCGCCAGGCGGCATGCTCGGTCGGCGCGACATGATCAGGACGTCGCTGGGCGGGAACTCGGTGAACAGGCGGTATCGCGCCGCACTGGCGAGGAACGACAGCTGCTGGAGGATGCAGACCCGATGATCGGCTAGGGCGAGCATGCGACGCGTGATCGCCTCGGCAAGCTTGAACGGCGGGTTCGTGACCACCGATAGCCGCACACCTGGCTTGAGCCAGACGGGGCCGGTCTCGTCGGTCGCATCGTGGATGCCGTCGAGCAGATCAGGGCACCGGTCGACTACGTCGCTGGCAAGCGTGAACATGCCGCGGTCAGTGAACGTGTCGGGGATCGTGCCGCCGCCGGCGCAGGGATCCCAGATCGTGTGGCCGGCGAAGTCGATGGCATCGGCCAGCTGCTCGACGCACCACCGCGGCTCGACATACCAGTCGTGCGCAGCGCGGTCGTAGGCGTTGACCTTGAAGTTCCGCGACACGTTTGCCGCAGGCCGCAAAGAACCGTCCGCAGAACCGGGCTCAACCGGCGCTGCGCCTGTTAGCGCGTCCATAGTCATCTCCGTTGCGGGGTTTTCCGCGTAATATTCGTTGGTATTCGAGGATGTTACGAAGCCGCGAACGGCTCCAAAATCTGGATCATCATCACCGCATCGTCGCGCAGTTCGGCGCGATCGATATGGCAGTACCGACCATCAGCGCCGGCTCGGGCAAACTCCGCAGCACCGGTCATGAGCTTGGAGATCACCACGGCAGGAGCATCGTCGGCAGGATGAAGCTCGCGAGCACCCTGGCCGATCGCGTTCAGAACGCGCTCGGTGAACTCGACGCCGAAGAAGCTAGCGAGGATGAGGAGGTTGCAGCCGCTGGGGCACCGACGGTCGCCGCCACTGGCGATCATCGCCGACAGCGTGCGCGCAGGGATCTTCGTGGCGAGCGCGACGTCCTCGACCGAGTGCTGACGACCGCGGCCCATCAGCAAGCCGATCGCTCGGCAGATCGCATCCTCTGCCAGTTCCGGCGAAATCATGGAGTCATTCGTCACGGACTTAACCCTCCGAACCAGAGAAAGAGGCTTCATGAACACCGCGACCCCGACCCCGCCGAACGCGCACACGATGCGAGCCGACTACCGGCTCATCAAAGTCGGAGTGCTGGGCTTCTTCCCAGACCTGACGACCGTAACGATTGGCGTTGCGGGTGTTGACGTAGACCGATGCGCCAATCGTAACGGCGATGCCGAGGGCGAAGGCCAGCCCAGCAACGACCGGCGACAGGCCGGCGAGGAACGCCGCGCCGACGACCAGCGCTATGCTGATCACGATCAATGCAACGAAGTGTATAGCACCACGCATCAGGCAGCCTTTCGATCACGGGAGGGGCAGTCAGGAGAGATGCAGGCACGCACCGCGGAATCACCGGTCAACCGGCAGCGCGAGCAGTGCGAGACGACGATCGCCGGGATCTCGGCATACTCCGGCTCGGTAACCGCGAAGCCTGCAACGGACTTGCCGCCGATCAGCATCACGACCGATGGAGCAGCCGCGACGCGCGCGCTCATCTCGAAGGGAAGGGTGAGCAGCATCTATGCTGCTTCCTTCTGTTCTATCAATGTGGGCTGGTACGAGGCCATGAACTGGCGCACCTTGCCGACCGTTGCCCGTCTTGGCTCCCGTCCAGCGCGTAACTGCGGTACAAACGTCGTGTCATTTACCGCCGCCCGTCCGAAGCGGCTCTCTCGGATATGATGCGTTCGGCAGAACGTTTCGATGTCGCGTATGAGATCGTCCATGGCCACGATATGCGACGGATATATCCGTCAAGTCAAGAGTCAGGTGACGGATTTGTCCGTAAATTGTGCCGGATAGGTCCGTCATGGGATAAAGCCGACATGGCTGATCCCGATTTCGACATCGAGCGCATTAAGGATGTCTTGCGAAAGGCGACCGGACCAGGCGCAGAGTTCTCGCAGCGAAGTCTTGCCAAGGAGGCGGAAGAGGGCCGCGACACCGTTGGCGATATCTTGAATGGCCGCAACAAGAACCCGACCAGTAAGGTACTGTCGAACCTAGCAAGGGCGCTCGGCGGCGACTTGTCGATGTTCGGGCTCGCGGAGGAACGCGGGGATCCACCTACTGAAGCCGAGCTTTACGGCGCGCTCCTAGACGCGATTCCAAGAATGCCCACGCGGGGTACGACGGACAAACGTGCGCAATTTCTTTCACAAGCTGTCGCACGTGTTCTGAAGCTTCCGCAAGCTCGTCGGCCCAGTGGTGGGCGTTCTCCACCGACCGAAGGCGCAACAGACGTTCCTCCTCCCGCACCCACAAGCTTAACATGATGTTTGCGACGGCACAGGAACGCACGCAGTTCGAGCAGCCGACCTCACAACCCGGTTCCTCTAGCGTCAGCGGTTCGAGTCGCTCCTCCATGTTCTCTTTGTGTTCTCATTTGGCGTTCGCGTCTAGGAAAATTCCTGCGACGCTTACTTGCAACGTCGGGGTTGTAAGAATTTTGCAGGGGGCCGGGATCGCGGCCGCCGCCTCGGCACGAAATGGACGAAAATAAATGACCGATCTTACCGACGATGATCTCGACGCCTTGTCCAGAAAATTGCGAGGCCTGGAAGACGACCAGGACGGGTCATTTGCTCGCACCCGGCTGCTCGACATTCTAATCGATATCGTAGGCGTCCAAGCCGACATGATGGTCTCTATTGCGCAGGAGAGGCTTGGGGAGCCCGTTACTGCAAAGTCGTCGCTGACGGCGGCTGCCACAAAACTGACAGCCGTGGTTGCCGCGATTCGGGCAGAGCATGAACGCAATAAGCTCGAATTAGCGGAACGCAAAACTGCAGTCGCGTCAATAAAGGCTGTGATCGATGAACAACACTGACCCCGCCTACCGGGCGATCGTGGATCGCTTAAGAGCCGGTGGGCACTATTCCAGCGTGCCGCCCTTGCCGCCGGCTGGCGGGGATCCTAGGTCTGGGGGTATGGACCCTTGGCAGCAAAGCGTTGAGACCCGGCTAACTAGTTTGGACACTCGTCTCGGCAAAATCGAGCCCAACGTAGCGGAAATCAAAACTGACGTTGCCGTGCTTAAAGCCACCGTGGCAACGAAAACTGATCTAACAACGCTTGGTGATAAGCTCCTGACGCGTATGCAAATATACGCCGCATTGGTTGTTGGTGCGATCGGTGTTGCCACCTGGATCGGCAAGGCGCTCTAGCGGATCGCGCATTGCGAGTAGCGATCGGCCCGCCCGGTTGTGGCGGGCATTTTTAAATAATTATGACGGACAAACCCGTCATAGAGGTTGACTGACGGATATATCCGTCACATAGTCTATTCAACAGGCCATACCGGCTTGTCGGGAGACGATCGTGGCCGAGCAGGCTTCTTCAGATTGGATCGAGTGCGACGGCTCCGGGTGCCCGGTGTCGGATCTCGCGCGGGTTCAGGTGCAGTTTCGTGCCGACCGCGATCGCAAAACCGCCGAGCGTATGTCGGGGGCCGATGGCAACGTCGCCCACGCTTATTCGGATAGCTGGGTCCATCCCGCGACATCGGAAGCAGCCGCCGACATCGTAGCATGCCGGGTGGTCGCATGACCGAGATTCAGAACTGCATCGCCGAGACGGATGCGTTCCTCGCCGAGCGGAACACGCGGATCTCGCTTCCGATCATGCTCGGGCCCGATCAGACCGCGCGCCCGATGATCGTCACCGAGCAGATTGAGACCGGTCGCGGCAAGAAGAAGGCCTGCGGAATGTTCGCAACCTTCTGCCCCTTCTGTGGCGTTAAGCTGGGGTCGATCACGTGAGGCCCCCGAAGAGCGCCTTTCGCAAGATCAAGCCGAAGCGCGCCGGTCGCCCTGAGTGGAAGCGCGCTGAAGATTTCGGCCTGTTCCTTCGCGGGCTCCCCTGCGCCTGCCTCGGCAAGAACCCCTGGTGCTCGGGGCCGGTTCAGGCTGCGCACGTCGATCACGCAGGCAAGGGCACACGAGACGCGAAAGGTGCCTCCACGAAGGTAGCCGACCGGTTCATGTTGCCGCTGTCGCTCGAATGCCACCGTCAGCAGACCGATGTCATCGGCTGGCCGAAGTTCGAAAAGACGCTGCCGATGGACGCGGAGCCACTGTCCGCCCTCTACTGGACCGAGTTTCTCGCAACGCCGAAAGGCCGCGAGTGGCAGCGGCAAGCCGCTGAGCGCGGCGATATCGCGAGTGTAGCCGCATGACCGGGCGCACCATCAAGTCCCACGATCCCGACCTCGATCAGTCGATCCTTGATATGTCGAGCGCCGTGTTCCGACTGACGAACGCTGAAACGTCGCTGATCGAAGCTTATCGGCAAGAGGAAGACGGCACTGCGACTGGTGGCGTAGCCTACGCCGTGGCGCGGAAGCGGGCGATCGAGGCCGCAATCTCGGGTCACGCGAACCGTCTGCACATCCCGCCGGTCGCCCTGCGGGTCATCATCTCGCAGCACGATCGCCTTCAGCAGAAGATGGGCCGTCGCCCGAACATGGAACAGCTAGTCGCCGCGGTCGAGGCCGCTGAGGCTGGTTTCCATGAGCGTGCGCAGACGGACCATGCTGCCATGATCGAGGCACGGTTCCACGCCAAGCGGTCACGGAAGTACGCCGAGGATAGCACCGCCGCTTCCAAGCATCTGAGGGCATGCGCATGAGCGCGCCAGGTTCACGCCCTATGGGCGAGGTCATCGGTCGCCAGCCGGCAGCGTGGCTCGTTACCCCGTCGAAGACGCCCTACGCCTGGTATGGCACGATTGAGGACGGCGAGAAGGTCGGCTTCGGTGGTCATAGCATCAAGGGCGGTCGTCGATTCACGAACGAGCAGGCGCGCGAGTGCATGAGCCGCGGGCTCGACGTGTTGACCGCCCCGGCGATGACCGTGCGGCGCAACGTCGGGATCTTGGAACTGAGCCTCGGCACCTTCCGCCCCGTCCCCGTCTATGAGTTCGAGTGCCCGATCATTCGCAAGCTTGCTGACGGACGTGTTCGGGTCATCGCCCCCAGCGGTGCGGAGAAGATCGTCGAGGGCGATGGCTGGACCTCTCCGTACCGCAAGGGCGGCATGGGCCGGAGCATGGCCGCGTGACGCCCCCGCAGCCCCGCCCGCAGGCGCCCGACCTCTGCGGCAAAGTCACCCCTGAAGTCATGACCGAGCTCATGCTCGCAATCCTTAATCGTGGAGATCGTCGATGACGTGGAACTTGTTCATGCACTCGGCCGGGTGCGCTTGCCTGATCGCGATGGCCGTGTGCGGTCTCTGGTCGCTCTACGATTCCCTCGTCCCGAACTGGTCTCGCATCTGGCCCCGCGCCTGCGGTGCAGTGATCTTCGGCGATGGCCCCGTTTCCCCGACTGCCTCGGTCCTGCCCCTCAGGACGTCTGTACCCCCGCTGCGCGCTGTCGAGGCCGACGCCCAGCTAACCGACAAGGCTGCCTGATGGCTGACGTAGCCGACATGGCGAACGACGTCGCGCAGGCTGCGCTCGATCGCAACATCCGCGCCGCGAGTGCGCCCATCGCCATCGGTGCGCCAGGTGAATGCCGGGTTTGCGGGCTCGACAGCCTGCGTCTCGTCATGGGCCGCTGCGCTCCATGTCGTGAACCTAAGAAGGGATATGCCCGTGGTTGATCCGTACGACGATCCGAAGACGACCGCCGCGATGTGCGATGCGATCGACGATGCCGGCCCAGTGACGACATCAGAACAGCAAGCGGTGCCGGTTGCGCAGGAGTGCCTGTTCGACGTGCAGCCCCAGGTATCGGCAATCGACAACGGTCCCGAGCCTTCACTTCGCGACATGGTGCGGTCGTTCTATAACCGACATGCCATCATCAACCCCGACGCTGTGACCGAGCAGTATCTCGCGGCGCTCTCCCTTCCTTGCAAGTCGGGCGAAGGTGCGGGGGAGGCTCCGGGCATGAAGCCTTGGGCGGGTGGCGATGCAGCGCCCGTCGATTGGGATGGCGGTCCGGTCATTCTGCGAAACGGCAGCACTATGTTTCCGAGCAACATGTCTCTTGCCTATCACGCGAACGGCACCAACCGATGGGACCACGATCGCAAAAACCGGAATCCTGCTTGGGACATCATCGCCTATTCCGCCGCCCTTACTCCCGATGCCACCCAGACGCGAGAAGCGGAACTACAAGCCGAGATCGAACGGTTGCGTGGTCTGCTGATCAGTCCCGGCGATCCGGCTTGGGAAGACGCGCGGGCCGTGCTGGTAGCCGAGTTGCGCAAGAATGGAATGGATACGCACGCCGACAACATTGCTGCAAGCCATGCCGTATCTATCCCATCGTGGATCGCGCTCAACCTGATCGGGCATTCCCGCGCCGCCCTCAACGCCCGAGACGTCGCATGACCCCCAATCCCAACCCGAGCCCCGAGTTGATCGAGCGGCTGGGAACGCGGCTGACAGCGCACCTCAGCGGCGATCGACGCGATGATCGTAACTGGCCCCTCGTAATAGACGCTGGCGATTTGGCCGAGATCGTTGCCGTCTTCTCGCAGACACTGCCAACGCCTGTTTCTCACGCATCACAGACAACCGACGTTGTCTCTCATGGCGATGGGGTTGGCGATAGCCGAGCACTGCCAGCGCCGGGGGAGGTGGACGTTGATCAGTTAGCAAGCGCTTTCGTCGCTGATTACGTGATGTCGACCGAAGGCAATGACTACGTGCCAACGGAATGGGAAGGCGAGTTGATCGCGGATGCTCTGCACGGTTTCATTGCCGATCATTGGCCGCGTCCGGAGCCAAGGCCATCCGAGTGTCCGTTCTGCTCAGGTGCATCACGGTATGTAGGCAAGCCGGAGGATGTATTCTGCGCCAAGCATCTTCGACTTTACCGCATGACGGGTGATGCATGACGCGGCCCGTTACCGACTTTGACACGATGCAACCGCATCTAACTCAATGGGAGGCTCAGGAGTTGGCCGAACAAATCAACGCAGCCGAGCAATTCCCCGCCCCCGCCACCGTTGCGGCAGCGAATGACGAAGGGGTGACTGGCGAGGCGCTGTTTCGGGCATTCATGGCGGGCGATGTGTCGCGCCTCACCACGACGGCATTGCCCGAGGAATGGCCGCATATGCAGCCGTCGTATCGCAAGGCTTGGGAGGACCTCGCCATCAGCCTCTTGTCGCAGGGAGGGGGGAAGTGAGCGACTATCGGTATATCGCGCGTTGCTCCTACGGGAACGACAGCATCGCCATGCTCCAGATGCTCCACGAGTACGGCTTGAAGGACGTGGCGGTCGTCTATTCGGACACGGGCTGGGCCTCCGACGCATGGAAGGTCCGCGTCGAGCAGGGCAAGGAATGGGTACGCTCGCTCGGATGGGAAGCGGTGCGGCTGACGTCGATCGGCTTCGAGGCATCGGTGCGCAACCACACCGCTGCGGGCATGTTCCCGACGCGTCTCGTCAAGTTCTGCACCCAGGAGTTGAAGGTGCGTCCGTTCCTCAAGTGGGTGACGGAGGCGGACCCGGATCATCGGGCACTTGTGTGCGTCGGTGTTCGGCGTGCCGAGAGCGCCGCGCGATCTAGTCACCCGGCTTTCATGCCAGAGCGCGATAACGGGCGTCACGTCTGGCACCCGATGATCGACTTCTCCGACGCAGACCGCGACGGGATGATTGAGAAGACGCCTTTCCCGATCCTGCCGCATCGTTCGGACGAGTGTGCGATCTGCATCAACAGCAACCGCGCTGACCTGCGTCGGGCATCGCCGGAAGCCATCGCAGCCGTCGCAGCACTAGAGGCCGATGTTGGGCGCCCGATGTTCAACCCTGCCAAGTACGCGGGTGCGGAAGGTATCGGCGAGGTGAAGCGTTGGGCTGATAGCGAGCGCGGGAAGTACCGCCCGCTGACCGGCGTGGTGCCCGCCTATCCGCTACTGGACGCGATGCTCGATGCAGAGCCGGCGACCTGCGAAGATAATTGGTGCGGACTATGAGTGACGATGAAATCAAAACTGAGTGGAAGCGCATCAACCGCATGTTTCATCGCGGCAAATCGCTTGCCCGACGCCTCGCCCTTATGGCCGCAGACGATCTCGAAGCACGAGGCGTAACCGACGCTGACATCGACCGCCTCTTTCCGGAGCAACCCTCATGAACCCGACCACCACCCCCAAGGCGGGGGCTGTTGCAGACGTGGCGGCGAAGCTGACGGAGGCGCAGCGGGAAGTGATCCTGTACGGCGAATGCGCGAAGTCAACAGGCCCATACGACTGCATCTGTGGTGCAGATTTCGAAACGCTGCCGAGTGACCTGGTGTGCGCCAGATCTCGCTTAGAAGGGGGCGACGGTGCAGTCGTCCTCACCCCGCTCGGGCTAGCAGTCCGCCAACACCTTGAGCAGGGGGCGACGGCATCATGAGCGCCGCACCGTATTGGCCGCGAATGCTGAAGCGATCGACGGCCGCCCAGTATTGCGAGCTCACCCCGCAGCAGTTCGATGCCGAGGTCTATGCTGGCCGCCTGCCGATGTCGGTAGCGATGGCCGGCGGGCCGCGGTGGGACCGTGCCGCGTTGGACACCAGCCTCGACGAGATGTCAGGCGTGGGCAACGACTGGCGCAAGGATCAACCGGGGCTGCGCAGTGCCGCATGATCTTCCCAAATATGTGAAGCGCGTGCGCTCGAAGGGTAAGGAGTATCTGTACTTCGACACCGGCAAAGTGGTCGATGGGAAGCGCCTGATGACGCGCCTGCCGCCGCTGCGGTCGATGGAGTTCGGGGGCAGCTACGCCGCGCTGATGGGCCACCGGAATCGCAAGGCGAAGTCAGCCTTGATGACGGTTCCGGTCCTGGTCGATCTGTACCAGCGCGGCGCAGCGTACGGCGCGCTCGCACCGGCATCCCGACGGCTTTACGACATCTACCTGCGGCGACTGGAAAAGGCGCTGCCGACCGCGCCTGTCACCGGCATCACCCGAGGTGACATGCGCACTCTGCTGGACAAGATGGCGGCAACGCCAGGCGCAGCGAACGCTTTTCTCCGAACGAGCGGCGCGCTGTTCGCTTGGGCCACCGAGCGCGAGCATATCGCGAAGAACCCATGCGATGGGATTACGCCGATGGCAGGCGGTGAGCACGAGCCATGGCCCGCCGGCGTGCTGCGGGCTGGCTTGGTCGCCGAGGACGCTGCCGTCCGCCTGCTGGTCAACCTGCTGTACTACACCGCGCAGCGGCTAGGCGACGTGCTCGGGATGCAGTGGTCGGACGTCGAGGACGATCGGATTTCTGTGGTCCAAGACAAGACGAAGAAGCCGATGAAGATCCCGATCCACAGCGCACTCAAGGCCGAACTGGCGACCCGCAAGCAAGGCGAGGGGGCGATCTGTCGGACCATTCACGGCAAACCAATGCGAGACGATAATGCGCGCAAGATACTCAAGGCGTTCTCGGCCGCCGCCGGTGCACCGAGCGTCCCGCACGGACTACGCAAGAACGCCGTGATCGCGCTACTCGAGGCGGGCTGTTCCGCCGCGCAGACCGCCGCGGTCAGCGGTCAATCGCTTCTCATGGTCGAGCATTACGCCAAGCAACGTGACCAATCAGCCCTCGCCGATGCGGCTATGCTGCGTTGGGAGAACAGAACGTAG